GCTACTCCGAAGTTTTACGTTTACGTTTTAGCGCGTTTACCGGCTCCGCATCTTCAGGCGTATCCAAAGTATAACGCACCCAACCATTTTTTTCATCTTCTTCGGCTTCAAGTTCCATTGTGGCAACTTTTTGACCGTGCAGGGGGTGTTCTAGGTATATGTTCATTTATAGTTGGGGGCCGAAGCCCCCGCCTTATTAAGTGCAGTGAATAATTGCAAAGTTAAGAACAACAGCTTCAGCCAAAGGGCTGGCGCTAATGTTACGCAAAGTAACTGTAGCTGATCCTGCGGTCATGCTAGACACAAAGGCGTTGTAAGATGCCGACGTGCCGTTGGTAACATTTAAAAGCAACACGTCTTTAGCCGACAACAAACTGTTAGTCAGCGTAAAAGTCACGTTTGTGGTAGCAGCCAAAGAGGCTGCGTTCATCGTAATCTGACCGGCTGACGCGTTAAGCGTCACGGCAGTAGATTTTGATGTCAATTGAGTTACCGCACCTTGTGCAGCAGCCGCATAACCAATCTCTACGTCTGCATAGATAGTCGTGCCTTCAATTGTATTGGGCGTAACTGCACCAATAGGTGTGTTGTCAATTGTACCGCCTGATAAATCAGGGTCTGAGTAGGCTACGCCTACTGGTTTGGTATTAGCCATAATATTTCCTTGTTAAAAAGAAGGCGCCGAAGCGCCCCCTTTACATTACAGACGGTATGCAGTCCACGATCCGTCGCCGGTCTTGCGCGCGCGGAATTGGGCTGATGTTAGAGCAGATACAGCAGCCACTCCAACGATTGTCCAACCAGTACCAACAACCAAAGTAATTGCATCGGATGCGTCGGTATTGATAACAAAGAAGTCAAATGCTGCGTTGACTTTTTGTGCGCTGGAAATGTCTGCCTCTAGATCAGCAACTGTTGGCAATGTGAGGTTGCCGGCAGTGCCGTTAAAAGTAAACAAACCACCAGAAAGTTGTTGAGCCGTTACAGTTGCTGCGGCTGTCAATGCAGTAGGAGCGGTCTGAACAAACAGAACTGCTTCGCCATCCGAACCAGCGGTGATCTGATAACCGCCTGTGCCATTAGAAAGTGCCATGATAAATATCCTTTAAATAAGTTACGAATGGGGGCCGAAGCCCCCACTGGTTTAGCCCCACAGGCGAACTGCGGTGATAGGACGGATTGCTGCGTAGCCATACAAAACGTCAATACGGCAAGGCAGACGGTCGTTGTTGATGTCGTACTGACGTACGATACGCAACGAGATACCGTTGTGGACTTGGCGCGAAGCCATGTCAACGCCCTGTGGCAACAACAAGTCAGCCGTAGCAAAGCTAATGGCATCTTTGTGGTAAACCAAGTTCTGTGGGTAGCCGGTATTAGCCGAACCAACCATTGTCACAACAGCGCCAGATTGTGGGAATGCAAGAACAGTAGCCAATGCGTTCGATGCAGTGTACAGAGCTGGGCTGATGTTCAGCGTAGCAGTCGAAGAACCAGTTGCCACAGCAGTTACGGTGAACTGTTGGAGGCTGCCGGTCGATTGACGTGTCTGTGGGTTAACAGCGAAAACACTAGCGATAGTGAAGACGTCGCCCACGTTCCATGTCTTGGTCGAACCAGTAAAGCTGATTGGCAGAGTAGATTGACCTTCAGTCGTGACAGTTGAAGTCACGGTGATGGCAGTGCCCCAATCGCCGTTCGTGTGGTTAGAAATGGATTGCGACATATTGATCTCGTCCAGACCCAAAATGCCTTCACCCATCATGCCGTTTTTGAACTGGCGGCTGATAGTGCCGGTTGGGTTAAACAGACCTTTCATGCCCTCAACCAAACCAGCGTTGGCGGCTGGGTTAACAGTCGCATAACGTGGTGACATAGGTGTGGCAAACTCGTTAAGCTTCTGGTTAGCTTGGAGCAGAACCAAAGAAGTTGCAGGCGTAGTGCCTGGTGTGCCGACTGTGTTGGCAATGCCTTTGTACGAAGTTGCAACATCGGCGTCAACCGAAGATGCGAGCTGCGATACGCGAGGCTTAAGAACACGCTCTGCAAAGTCGTCCAATTGCATTGTGAGTTCGGCAGACGTGAAGTTCACGCCGATATGCTTCTGGCTGGACACGGTCAGCGTTGTGAACTGTTCGTTGTCGGCCTGAACTTGCAGGGCGGCACCATCAGTCACCAGCGCGCGATCGGGCAGGCGGATACGGAGAGTTGAACCAATCTTGGCACCTTCAACAGCGAAGGAGTCGTCGTATTGGCGGTTTACGTTACGTGTGAGCACCAGGTTGTTCTCGAGGATCTCGAGCGACTTACGGGTGATCATGTCAATGGTCAATAAACTGTTCGACATGGTAGTTCCTTAAAAAAAGTAAGTTAGCGGTTACGTAGCGCTTCTTGCTTCTTAATCTGACGCTGCCTTTCAGCTTCGATCCAATCCGAGGTGCTCATCGACTTGATGGAGCGTGGGTCGGTTGTATCATACGAGGGTGACCCCGTGCTTCTTGCAGTGACCGGACTAATAGGCGTTGGCGCCGAAGAGGTCTTTTTGGTAGGAGGTTCAGCCGCCAATTTGGCTTCGAGCTTCCCAATTTCTTTGGCTTGTAAGAATGGCGAAAGTCTGGAAATCCGTTCAGCTTCTTTCGGATTCGCCCCTAGGTGATAAGCCATGTCGGGACCAATATCAGAAGCTTGAATGGTCTGAGCCATCACGTCAGTGATTGGAAGGTTGGGGTTGTAGGCGACTTGTTCAAAGTCGTCATACTTCGTCCGTGCTTCTTCTTCCTTGTCGTGGTAGGACTCTAAGATGGCAGACTGTTGCTTCTGTGCCTCCCGTGCCGCAAGTTTTTCCGTTGCTTTGTACTCGGCTACTGCGTCGATGTACTCATCAGTGGATGCAAAACCTTCCGGTACGGGCGGAGCACTTTGCTGTGGGGCTTGCACCGCACGTTGCGTCTGTTCTCTTTCCCACTTACGTTGTTCTCTTGCAAGTCGTTTACCAATCATCGCGTCGATTTCAGCTTGGGAATACTTCTTTTCCTCTTGCTGATCAACTTCGACTACTTCCGGCGTTTGTACTTCAGATGCTGGAGCTACCGTAGCTTCCAGTTCCGGCGCGGGTACTACCGCTAAGGTTACTTCTTCTGACATTTTTGTTTCCTAAGAAACCCTTGTGGTTCGCACCAGTACGATAATTATAGATTACATATAGTAAGAAATGTTCAATTTAGCGCCGACTGTTTGCTCAATAAATTGAATGTTGGTCAAATCGCCATCGTATTGTAGGGGGACGCCAACAGCTAAAGGCATACCGACCGAGGCGGTGGGCGCTGTCTTGTCATCACGCCAGCGGATAGCTTGGCCTTCAGCAATAATTAGCGCAAACACGGGCTTAGCGTTTAGACCTTCTAATGTTCGAGCAGGAACAGTAAGATTTGCTGCGCTGCTTAAAGATGAAATTTGCTGGTAGCCCATGCAAGACGTAACAGCTTTTAAGGTGGCTGACATATTAAAATCTCCGGTATTCAGTAAACGATCGTAAGTTAATTGGGTACTCTTGAACAGTTATCGGCACAGGGGCTTCAAATATCCACCCAAGGTTATTGCTTACGTTCACCGAATTTATGGCGTACCAAGTATCAGTCGGTGTAGCAAGACTGTCAGAAATGCTCAAATAGTTTGCAGTTACATAAGCCATAATTTTAGACTTTTAACAGAGTAAAACGCGTTCCAGGTGTGCTGGAGTTTAGCGTTATTAAATTACCTGCCGTACCGTTCACATTAAAATCTGACACCGTTGTTGTGGTCGATGCGGGAAATGTAATCGTGGCTGGTTGAACCGTGTTAGTCATGTTGGCAAATGTGTTTGCACCTGTAATAACAAGCGCACCCGCACCACCTTGGTTGAGCGTTGGGTAGGAGAACCCGCCACCTGCGAATGTCTTCGACGTTGCACGGGTCATGCTGATTGTGCCTGAACCCGTGGTGCTAAAGTTTGTTCCTGATGGGGTAAAGGTTGCACCAGCGCAAGCATATGTGCCACCGTTAAATGCAATTGACCTAACGACTGCGCCGCCAGATGTAAATGAGCCGCTGGTTAAAGTTCTAGCATTTAAATTAAGCGTTCCAGCACCTAAAGTAACAATCCGTGTAGAGTTAATCGTTAAATTGTCTTGTAATTGGAATGTGCCGCCAACACCAGAAAATGTCACTGGTGCATCTACTGTCACACCGTTTGTAGTGATTAGTTGTGTACCTGATGTCGCACCAAAACTTAAAGCACCAGCAGTTGCAGAAACAGTCATTCCCGCATTGAGCGTATAGTTTCCAAAAACAAACACTGAGGAAACTGTAGTTGTTCCTGTAAATCCAGTAAAGTTGACATTGTTAAAACCTGAGTTAGACATTGCAACAATGTCAGTACCCGCCGTAACATTAAAATTTATGCGAGCCGTTCCAGTTCCGTAACCACTCAATGACCTTGTTCCGGTACTTCCAGAATATGTTGCGTTAACAGTCGCAGAACCAGTAATTGTTAAATTTGTTGCGGTATTAAAGTTCCAAATAGTTCCTGCGTTATTTGTTAAGTTAATCTGACCTGTGCCAAACGCAATAGTACGGACGTTGCTGTTGCTAGTGCTAAACGCAAGGCAGGTTAAAGTGTTGTTGGCTAGGTTAAGTGTGCCAAGCGTTAAGGTAACTGTTTTGGTTGCATTATCTAGATTATCAGCAAGCGCAAC